AGCAGTTCGCGGTGAAGAAGACCGAATTGGGCGTTCAGCCCGGTCTGACGATCAACTTCATGCGGTACAACAACCTGGGCTCCGCCAGCCAGTTGGTTGAAGGCGTCCGCATGCAGACCAACGCCCTGTCGGCCAGCCAGTTCTCCATCACCGTCGCCGAGCACGGCTACGCCGTCGCGGTCTCGGAACTCCTGCTCAACGCCTCGTTCGACGATGTCATGGCGAGCGCATCGCGCCTGCTCGGACGCAACATGGCGCTCTACCTCGACCAGTCCGCCCGCGACACCCTGCTCCAGGCGTCCTCGAAGATCTGGGGCTACAACAAGTACGCCACCACGACTCCGATCACCGGCCTGGGTGTCTACGAGCACGGCACCGCCGCGACCTCCACGGACAACCTGGACGGTACCTTCGACTTCACCACGGCCCTGGTGAAGGACGCCGTCGAGACCCTGGCGACGAAGAACGTCCCGCGCCTGGGCGAGACCTACGTCTGCTTCGTCCACCCGCACCAGTCCCGCAAGTTGCGTGATGACCCGGAATTCATCGAGGTCACCAAGTACGCGGCCCCGGGGAACTTCCTTTTGGGTGAGATCGGCCGCCTGAACGACGTGGTCTTCATCGAGACCACTCAGGTCAAGCAGGTCACCAACGCCTCCGGGAAGACGGTCTACCAGTCCATCTTCCTGGGCGACAACGCATTCGGCCACGCGATCTCGCTGCCGGTCGAACTCCGTGACGGCGGCATTCTCGACTTCGGCCGTGAGCACGCCCTTGCCTGGTACGCGATCTGGGGCCTCGGCCTCATCACCGACCAGGCGGTCCTCATCGCGGAGACCAACTGAGCCTGTGATTCCGAAAGGAATCCAAGTTGAGTTGGTAGTCGCGGTGACCGACTAGTCCACGGGTTAGGGGAGCGGTTTTCTGGATTACCAGGACCGCTCCCCTTTCTCGTTAAAGTAGTACCGCTTCACATACACGAGACGCACCCGGAGAAAAACATGCCTGCACGTAATGTCGCTCGTCCCGGTGACCTGACCGGTCGCAACAAGGCCGCGCTCACCAAGGAGCACGCCGAGGAACTGGCCCGCCGCGAGGGGGAGATCTCCCTCATCAACGCCCAGGCCGCCGCTGACCGGGACGAGACCGTCCACGAGGTCAAGCCCCGTGACATGTCCGCTCCCGCTGCCCCGGCCCCCATCGAGGTCGCCGACGCCGTCGAGGTCGAGACCCCGATGCGTGAGTTCCGCGTGAACACCGCGCTGGAGAACATGACCTACGGCCACGGCAACCACTACGACTTCGAGGAGGGCGTGCGCTACAAGGCGCCCAAGGCCCTCTACGACCACCTGGATTCCCTCGGCTACATCTGGCACTGATCGGCTCAAGGAGAGCACTGATGACTACTCCCGCTCCCTCCCCGACTCCCGGTGAGGCGTACGTGCTGGAGAACGCCGAGGGCCACGGGGCCGGGCTGGGACACCTTCCCACCGGCTCCGTGGTTTCCGTGGTCGACGTACACCCGGCGGGTACCGCTGGCGTCGGCCATGCAGGGGAGGACTCGGTCCTGCTCGCGCACGTCCACGACACGCACATCATCACCGACAAGGGCAACCACGCACCGGGCAAGTCCGTCCGGCACTTCTCCCTTCACCTGTCCGACTTCACGCGCCTGTTCAAGAAGGTTGATGCCTGATGGCCGGTATGAACACCCCCTGGGCTGGTAACGCCCTGGACTTCCTCACCGGCCGGGCCGTCGCCATCACCGCGCCGCGTACGACCTACCTGGCGCTGCTGACCGCAGACCCCACCGGGGACACCGACGACCTGGATATGACCACGTTGCCGGAGATCTCCACACCCGGCTACGCGCGGCAGCAGGTCACCTGGACGGCGCCGGACGGCTCACCCATGACCACGGCGAACAACTCGCTGCTGTTCTTCGGCCCGTTCACCGCCGACATGACCGACCCGGCTCAGTTCGCAGCCCTGGTCACCACGGCGTCCGGCACGACCGGCGACGTCATCTACGTGTGGCCGATCGACAGCCCGCTCCAGGCGGCGACGAACGAGTCCCTTCAGATCGCCGCTGGCGCGCTGACCCTTAATACCTGATCGGAGTCGCGGAATGGCCACGCTTGAAGACCTGCGGTCGCGGGTGAGGAGCGAGCTGGGCGACCGGCTCACGCCGTTCCGCGACACCATCCGAGGCACCGGGGACGTCGCCGAGTACGAACTGAGCGCCAACAACGTCACCGGCCTGGAGGCCGTACAGGTCGTCGGCACCACCCAGACCGTCCTGACCGACAGCGACTACGTCCTGGACGCGCTGGACGGCATCCTCACGCTTAATACCCCGCTGCCGCTGGACGCCCTGCTGCTGGTGTCCGGGCAGTCCTACAGCCTGTTCGCCGACGACGAGCTGGACCTCTACCTCAACGACGCGTTCGCCCAGCACAACCGGGGCCGGACGCTGTCTATGCGGTACCGGGACAGCAACGGATTCATCCGCTACAGCGAGGAGGCCGTCACCTACGACTCCCTCCCGCCGGAGGAAGACGTCATGGTCGTCATGCTGGCGTGCGCCGAGGCAATGTGGGCGATGGCCACCGACGCGGCGACGGACATCAACGTCCAGACCGCCGACGGTACCTCCGTCGACCGGGGCCAGCGGTTCGCGCAGATCCAGAAGCAGATCGAACTGCTCACCGACCGGTACAAGATGCTGTGCGAGAAGATGGGCGTCGGTCTGTACTCGATCGAGGTCACCAACCTGCGCCGCGTCTCGCGCACGACCGGCCGCCTGGTGCCGCTCTTCCGTGAGCGGGAGTACGACGACTACGCGCTGCCGCAGCGGATCCTCCCGCCGATCGGTCCGGGCCACCAGAACGACGACGAGTCCGGCATCCCCTCGCAGACGTGGGGCGGGTACTTCTGATGGGCCGCCTGGACTGGAAGCGGTCGGGGCGGTTCAACGCCAACTACGAGACCACCGAGATCATGGCGTCCCTGCGAGGGCGCCAGCACGAGGTCGGCGAGATGGTCCAGTACTACCGCTACTCCCACACCGACCCTGCCGGGGACGACCTGTACGACGAGGCGACGGGCCAGGGGAAGACCTTCATCGGCCCCTACCGGATCCCTGCCCTGCACGTCATCCACAGCCAGGGTGCCTCGCAGGACACTCCGCAGGGCCTGTACCTGGTCGACAACCTCTCCATCACCGCGTCGTTCGACTCGCTGCGCAAGATGGGATTCACCGATCAGGACATCGACCACGGCAAGTACCTCACGGACCGGATCGTCTACGACGAGTCGGTTTTCCGGGTCATGTCCATTGCAGTTCTGGGCCAGATTCAGAACCGGGACATCATCGTCAGCCTCGAATGCGTGCAGATGAAGCCTGACGAGCTGGTCAACGATGCGCAGTTCGCGCACTGGTCCCAAACGGTCTGACTATAAACTTCGCCGTTTTTCTTGGGATCCTGAGTGCCGGAAGACTTCTGCTTTTCGATACCCAGTGAGGCCCGCTTTGCCATGGCTCATCAACGAGGACCGCGCCGTTAAGGCGAAACTCCAGGGCCTCGCTGTCACAGACGCGAATGCACCGGACGGACGACCCGTTCCGGTGCGTTATCGCGTGCCCGAGGTGGAACTGGCGAAGCAGACCTTCCCCATGGTCGTCATCGAGCACGCGGGAATCGAGAAGGCCGACGAGCGAGAGCACCGTGGCCCGGTCTACCTGCCGTACGCCCCCGAAGGCACGACCGGATGGTGGGCGGACGGGGACACGTCGTACGACGTCAGGGACTCCCCGTACCTCGTCGACTTCCCCATCCCATTCGACCTGCGGTACCGGGTCATGGTCTTCACCCGCCTCGCGGAGCACGACATCGCACTGGCCTCTTCGATGATGCAACGCGACCGGCTCCCCGCGCGTTTCGGTTTCTTGGAGATTCCCGAGGACGGAACGGTACGGCGCCTCGACCTTATCGGCGGCCCCGAGCTGGCCGACACCCGCGACGAGAACGGAAAGCGCCTGTTCCGTCGCGAATACCTGATCTCTGTCTCCAGCGAAATGCTGCCGTCCGTCGCTGACGCGTACGTCAAGGCGACCAGCGTGGCGCTGGACTTCGAGTACTTCTCGGACCACGTAATCCGCGCATGACCTGGACCCAGGATTCGTAACCCCAGGAACTCACCTTCACCCAGGAGAAACAGATGACTGTCTACAAGCGGCCTGGTGTCTACATCAGCGAGACGCTGACCCCGCTCAGCCAGACCGTGACCACGCCCGGCGAGTCCGTCGCGGCCTTCGTCGGCACGAACAAGCAGGGCGGCCCGCTGGCCCCCACGCTGGTGTCGTCCTGGTCGCAGTACGTGGCCACCTTCGGCGGCTTCGGCGACACCTCGGACCTACTCCCCTTCGCCGTCTACCAGTTCTTCAACAACGGTGGCAACGGCGCCTACATCGTGCGCGCGGCTGCCTCCGACGCGGTCGCGGCCCACATCTCGCTGGACGACACCGAGACGACTCCCGAGCCGACCGTGAAGATCTCCGCGATCTCCCCGGGCTCCTGGGGCAACACGGTCTACGTGGACGTCGCTGCGGCCTCGTCCGGCGGTGGCCGCTTCGACCTGTACGTGTACGTCGGCGGCGACACGGCGGCCTTCCTCAAGGAGCGCTTCACGGACGTCTCCCTGGACCCGGCTGACTCCCGCAACGCCCAGGCCCTGATCAACTCCCCGGTCACCGGCTCGGCCTTCATCCAGGTCCAGAGCCTCCTTAATACCGCGTGGGACGCAACCCACGGCCCAGCCATACAGACCGGCACCGCGCTGGCGGGCGGCTCGGACGGCGTGGCAGAGGTGGACCTGGCGAGCGCGACGGAGCGCCTGGAGATCGTCGAGGCGAACCTGGTCCTCAACCTCCCGGGCGTGACCGACGCGACCGTGCTCAACCCGATCGTCGACTGGGCCGAGAGCCAGGGCAGCGTGTTCGTCGTCGTGGACGGCGTGAAGTCGACCTCGGCCGACAACGCCCACTCCTACGCCCTGTCGCTCCAGAACATGTCCACGGGCGGCTCGGCCCTGTCGGCGTCTTCGTACGCGGCCATCTACGGCCCGTGGCTGATCGTCAACGACCCGGCCACCGCCGCGTCCGGTTCGGCCCGTCTGCTGCCGCCTGGCGGCGCGGTTCTGGGCCAGTACTCCCGCACGGACGCCTCGCGCGGCGTGCAGAAGCCCCCGGCGGGCATCGACACCGTCCTCAAGGGCGTGCTCGACGTGGAGTTCCGGTTCTCCAACGACGACCAGGACGACCTGAACGTGGCGGGCATCAACGTCCTGAAGTCGCTGCCGGGCACGGGCTTCGTCATCTACGGCGCCCGGACGCTGTCGACCGGCATGCCGGACCGCTACGTCTCCATCCGTCGCTCTCTGATGCTCATCAAGAAGGGCATCCTCGACGCGACCCGCTTCGCGGTCTTCGAGCCGAACGACCAGATCCTGTGGGACCAGATCAACGCGGTCATCTCCCAGTACCTGCTCACGCTCATGCAGACCGGCGTGCTGGCCGGGACCACCCCGGACCAGGCGTACTTCGTCACCTGCGACTCCTCGAACAACACCGCCGCCTCGGTGGCCAACGGCGTCGTCAACATCTCCGTCGGCGTCGCTCTCCAGACCCCGGCCGAATTCATCGTCATCGAGATCGGCCAGTACTCGGGTGGGTCCTCCGCGACCGACTCGACGGCCACTTCCTGAGAGGTAACTGACTGATGGCTACGACCACTTCGACCGTTGGGCACATCGCCACGGACCCGTTGCGGAACTTCAAGTTCCAGGTCCAGATCCAGCACCCGGACATCAAGGGCTTCGCCCGCATGGGCTTCATGTCTGTTTCGGGTCTGAACGTCACAACTGAAGTCATTCCGTACCGTGAGGGCGGAATGAACACGACTACGCAGAAGATGCCCGGTCAGTCCGATTTTGCCCCGATCACCCTCTCCAAGGGTCTCGCGGTCGGCGACTCGCAGATGATGGACTGGATGCGCCAGTTGTTCACCGTCATCCAGGGCACCGGCACGGGCAAGGCGGGTTCCGAGTTCCGGCACCTGGTCGACATCAAGGTGCTCGACCACCCGGTGACCTCCGGCACCACTCCGGCGAAGGCTGCATTCCGCGTCTACAACGCGTGGCCGACGGCGGTTGCTTTCTCGGACCTCGACGCTGGCGCCAACGCGATCATCGTCCAGCAGATGACCCTCGCGCACGAGGGCTTCGAGTTCAAGTTGGCTAACAGTGTCGGGACGTCTTCCGTTAGTTTCTAATAGCGGATTCCCGAGACTCGACTAGGAGCAATACCAGTGGCTAACGACCTTAATACCGAGGGGTACACCAACCCTCTCACCAACCCCGGTGCAGCAAACTCCGCAATCGCGGCGCTTCTGAACGACGCCGGGGGACAGGTCGCAAAGCCCGAGATCGCCCTCCCGGCAGACGGCAATGTCCGTTTGCCGGGAGGCTACGTTCTGGGCAGCGACTACGCCTCCGTACGCTACGACGCCGAAGTCCGGGAACTGACCGGCGCCGACGAGGAGGCCCTGACCAAGGCCCGCCAGAGCGGCATCGGCAAGTACGTCTCCACCCTGCTGTCGGCAGGCACCGTCTCCGTGGGCGACGAGAAGACCAACTCCCTCCTGCTGTCCAACCTCCTGCTCGGTGACCGCGACATGCTCCTCCTGGAGATCCGTCGTGCGACCTACGGCGACGAGATCATCTGGGAACAGTTCACCTGCCCGTGGTGCTCGGAGGAGTTCCGGCTGAGCGTCACCCTGGACGAGATCCCTGTGCGGCGCCTGGAGGGCCCCTCCAACCGCATCTTCGAGGTGCCCCTGCGCAAGGGCCGCAAGGCGTTCGTGCGCCTGCCCGTCGGCAGCGACCAGGAAGCACTCCTGGCCGTCGTCGACCGCACCACGGAGTCCGAGCAGAACACCCTCCTGCTTTCCCGGGTTCTCATCTCCGTCGTCGAGGCGGACGGCACCGAGAATGCCGTCACCGGAAACCCGGAGTTCGCGCGCTCTCTCGGTATCGCGGACCGCAAGACGATCCTCGACTCGATTGAGAAGAACCAGCCAGGCCCGCAATACAATGATGTAAAGTTCCTGCACGATTCGTGCGGAAAGGAGGTCCCCCTCTTCATCAGTGCGGGGGACCTGTTTCAGGGCCTGTAACTACCACGACACGTACTTCGAATACGAGCAACTAGTCGAGCTATCTCCGGCTTGGAGCCTCAGCGAAATTCGCCGGTTGACCGTACGTGAACGCCTGCACTGGGTGAAGTGGTTCCGGGCGCAGCGAAATAGGCGGATTGCTGAGGCGGAGAATGGCTGACGAAAGTACGGTTGCGGGCACTGGCCCGCTCCTGGGCTGGAACAAAGCACAGGATGCGATAGCAGACCTGACGAAGAGCATTGCGGCCCTGAGCACGGGCCTCAAGGCTGCTACGTCCCAGATCAAGTCCGCTGGTACCGGCGCAGCCGGTCTCTGGCAGGGCTGGCACAGCGGAGGCTCCGGGTCCACTCAAGGCGCCCGGGGCTTCGGCATGCTCGCCAACGACGTCTGGAACGGCAGCAGCAACTACGCTCACGGACGTCCCGTCGGCGGTACAGGCGCACCGTCCACCGCTCCCCGTGCTGGCACCCAGCAGCGCATGACGAACGCCGTCAATGGCGGTGGGGCCACGTTCACCGGCCAGACCACCCAGGGTGGCGGCGCGGCCAACAACGGCGGCCAGGGCGGCTCTGGTGGCTCCGGCGGCTCGGGTGGCTCGGGTACCAACACCCGGCGCCTGGGCGGCGGCTCCTCGAACAACGGCGGGTCGAAGACCTCCTTCAAGAGCGGCCTCCAGAGTGCGTACGCCTGGGCCACCAAGCAGATGCCCGACCAGGTCCTCATGGAGACCACGGCCTACCAGACCGGCCAGATCTCCACGCAGTCCAAGAGCGCGAGCCTGCACCAGGCGTTCTACAACAACCTCACCGCGCAGAGCACGACCGACGCCGCGTCCGCCTACCAGAACCTCGCGCAGTCCACGGCGGGCTCCCCGGGCTCGTCGAACTTCGGCAACGCGTGGAACTACGCGAAGTCCTCCGGCTACATCAACCCTGGTGTGTCGGAGGCGCAGCGCGTCCAGGGCATGACCTCCGCGTGGACGGCGGGCTCCTACTACGCCAACCAGGCCATCGGCATTCAGACGATCAAGGGCGGGCAGCGCCAGACACCTCGGCAGATCGCCCAGCAGGTCATGCAGCGCTGGTCGTCGCTGAAGGGTGTCAAGAACCAGGACCAGATCCACGACACCCTCAGCGACGGCTCCGCCATGATGCAGTCGCTGTCGCGCACCATGGATGCCTCGACGCTCCAGGACGTCAAGGGCGAACTGACCGGCATGCTCAACGCCCAGGTCAAGGGCGCCTCCCAGCAGCAGTACGTCTCCACGATGAACAAGGCCGCCAGCGGTAACAAGGACGCGCGGAACCAGTTGAAGAAGTGGAACATCGGCGACTCCTCCGCGCAGTCGGTATCCGACCGTGCCGGGACGCTGCGCAACCAGGACGTCAACACCAACGAAGCCTTCGCCGACGGTCTGAAGACCGCGACGACCTACCTGGACAAGTTCTCCACCGCGCTCCAGGGCATCCTCAAGTCCACGGGCGCGGACAGCGTGATCGGCTGGGCCGGTGGCGCCGGTTCCATGGTCGGCTCGGCGGTCGGCAGCGGCCTGGGCACCCTCGGCATGATGCGGGGCCTGAGCGGTCTCGGCGGTCTCGCGGGCTTCGGCGGCAGCGGTGGCGGGCTCCTCGCAGGAGCACGAAGCGTGCTGGGTGGTGGCACAGGCGCGGCTGCGGGATTCGGCTCCCTGGGAGGCGCCCTGGACCTGTCCGGCGCGGCACTGGGTAGCGCTGGCGTCTTCGGACTGGCCGGGTACGGAACACACCACTTCGGCTCCCAGATAGCCGACAAGGTCACCAAGAAGGGGTCGACCGGAAACAAGTGGGCCCACGTCGGTGTCGACGCAGGCGCGGGCGCCCTAACAGGTGCGGCTATCGGTTCGATCGTCCCGGTCCTCGGTACCGGTGTCGGCGCGGCCGTCGGCGGTGTGGTCGGCGCGGGCGCGGGCATCGTCAGCAACTTCTTCGGTGGTGACAGCGGGTCGGGCGGCAGCGCTGCTGCGGCCACGGGTACCGGTAAGTCTGGTGCCGTCGCCACCGGCACCCAGGGAGCGGGCAAGACGGCTGCTGCCGTGATCAAGATCGCCATGAAGTACCTGGGGGTGAAGTACGTATGGGGTGGCAGCACCCCGAAGGGCTTCGACTGCTCCGGCCTGATGCAGTACTCCTTCAAGCAGATCGGCGTCTCGCTGCCCCGCACCGCCGCGCAGCAGCAGAAGGCGGGCAAGCCGGTCAAGCTCGGCTCCGAGCGCGCTGGAGACCTCCTCTTCAACGGCAACCCCGCGCACCACGTCGTGATGTGCATAGGCAACGGCAAGATCATCGAGGCGCCGCACACTGGCGCCACGGTGCGTATCCGGTCCTACAAGCCGGGCGAGTTCACCAACGCTGTCCGGATCCTCGGCGCCGTCGGAAACCTCGGGGACCTCACCAACGACAACTCCGACACCGCAGGTTCCGACTCCAACCGTCTGTCCACCATGGGCTTCGGTGGCGACGTCGGGTCTTACGGCTCGACGGAGGAGGTCGACGCCATCGCGTCCGGGGCCTCCAGCGTCGGCGCGGCCAATGTGGGCTCCGGAAGCGGGGCCGGGCAGGGCACGAACAAGAACACCGACAACGGCAGCGACGCGGGCGGCCCGATGCCGTCCGGCAGCCTGAAGAACTGGATCAAGTCCGCCCTCGGGATCCTGCACCAGGACACCTCCTCGAACGAGCGGTACGTGAACACGATCGCCATGCACGAGTCCGGGGGCAACCCACGGGCGCAGAACAACACCGACTCCAACGCCAAGGCGGGCCACCCGTCCAAGGGCATCATGCAGACGATCGACTCGACCTTCAGCCACTACGCGCTGGCGGGCCACAAGAACATCTGGAACCCGGTCGACAACATCATCGCTGGCGTGCGCTACGCGGACTCAAGGTACGGCTCCCTGGCCAATACCCCCGGCATCAAGTCGATGGCGAACGGTGGGGCGTACAAGGGATATGCGGTCGGCTCGACGAACATCGACGTCGACCAGACCGCGCGTATCCACAAGGGCGAGATGATTATCCCGGCGCACCAGGCCGACGCTGTTCGAAAGGCGTTGGCGAGCAATACACCACTCGCAGGCGGAGTCGGCGGGCTTAATACCAAGGGTGGCCCGGCCACTCTCCACTTCCATTCCGGCGCCGTTGTGGTGCAGGTGCAGGGAGCCATGGACCAGACGTCGGCAAGGGATGCGGCGAAGCAGTTCATGACGGCTATCGCCGAGGACAACCGTATCAACCTCATCGCGGCAGGGAACTGACAATGCGGCTTAATACCTGGGTGGCTGCGTAATGGCTGCCAGCAGAATCGAAGACAACGGTCCTTTCGACTCCCGAATCACCAGCCTCCCGTTCCTCCAGACGGACAACAACAGTTTCGACCCATCGAAGAAACTGACGCGCGGCTTCATCATCATGGAGAAGCCGATCAACGGCGTGCGCTACCGATGCAACTTCCTTTACAACCCGAGCACCCTCAGCATTTCGCACGGAATCGACACGGGAGTCCTGGCCGACTCCAACTCGCAGTTGCAGAACGACGTCACAGCGGGGCAATTCATTCTGCCCCTCCAGCAGACGATGCAGTTCAGCCTGCTGTTCGACCGGTCTTACGAACTCTGGGATCCCTCGAAGTTGTACGGGGACGCCCGCACCTGGGTGCCCTCGTTCGGTGTCGCCTACGACATCTTGTCCCTGTACAAGATCACCGGTATCGCCACACCGATGAGCGCGACCGGCGACAACACCAAGGACGTCCAGGGCGCCGTCGACAACTTCAAGAAGGGCACCTTCGCCAGCGGCCCGGCGGGCCCGATGATCTACACCCCGATCTTCGTCGTCATCGGCTCGACGCTGTCCTACTACGGCGTCATCCAGGAGATGGACCTGGAGTACACCCACTGGACCCAGCAGATGATCCCCCAGCGCTGCCAGGTAACCCTCACGGTGACGCTGCTGCCGACCCCGCAGGGCGGCAACAAGTACGCGCCGATCATCGGCCCCCGTGCTGCGAACTGGGGAGACCCGCTGTCCACGTCGGAGCAACTGGGCCAGACCGGAAAGGCCGGACGATGATCACCTCTAACTCGCGATACGCGGACTCCACCCTCGCGCTCGTCTCCTCCGGCCGTGGCACCAACCTCACCATCGTGCCCGGCCAGCAGCGGGAGTGGTCCTTCCAGTTCACCTACCACCAGTGGGACTCCTCGGACCGGATCGACCTGCTTTCCACGCAGTTCTACGGCGATGCCCGGATGTGGTGGAACATCGCCGACGCCAACCCCGAGGTCATGGACTGGACGGCCCTGACCCCCGGCCAGATCATCAGGATCCCCAGTGTCTGAGCAAGCACCGGTCACCCGTCTGGCGATGGGCACCGACAAGATCAGCAACTTCATCTCGCGGGTCGAGGTCCGCGAGGGCTACGGCGTGCACTCGATGGCCATCATCGACATCACGACCGCGCCTACCGCCAAGACCCCGTACACCGAGCTGACTCCGGTCATGCTCGACTACGGGCGCGCTCCGAACGACCTGGTGCGCTGGTACGGATACGTGCACCACTCCAGCGCGCTGGCCTCGTCCGACACCCGCAACGTCACGGTGCGGTACATCTGCATTGGCACCACGCTGCCCATGAACTCCCAGCGCACCCGCTCGTGGAAGAACGTCTCGCCCACCTCAATCGTGCGGCAGGTGGGCCGGGAGAACGGCCTGCGCACCGTCATCTCCCCGTCCGCCCGGCGCCTGACCTACTGGGCGCAGACCGGTCAGAGCGACTTCAAGCTGGTCAACGACCTCGCGTCCGAGACCGGCTACCGATTCTGGGTGGAAGGCTCCACCTTGTACTTCCTGGACCCGCGCATTCTCTTGCTGGGGCAGAAAGCACAGGACATCCCGGTGTTCACCAAGAACCAGACCCCAGGGATTTTCGACACGCTCCAGAGCCTTTCCATCCTCACCGGCACTATGGTTCCCCGCAGCAATGGGACCACAGGCACCTCGGTCATTTCCGGGCTGGACGCGAAGACCGGGAAGGTCATCAAGGCTTCCTCGTCTTCGGACACCGGAATCGGTTCGTTCCTGAATTCCATCAGTACCGCTCGGGCCGTGGACAACTACGCGGACGCACAGGCGCTTATGGAAGCGCGCACCCTCGCATCACGGGGATGGATAACCGTACAGGCTTCGGTATACGGCACGGCGAAGATTGCTCCCGGCTCGCTCATTGGTATATCGGGCACCTCGATTTCGTCGGACAACAAGGGCCGGTGGATGGTGACGAGCACCAAGCACGTCATCACCCGGGACAAGAGCAACACCGGGCTGATGTTCACCACTACCGTCGATGCGGAAAGGGACCAGCCCTACGCGGTAACATTCCGGAGCGATGCGAACAAGCGATTCAAGTTCGACACCGTCCCGGCTGTGCTGAGGAACAAGCAGTTCTGGGAATCGAGTCTTCTGGAGGACATCAATGTCGGCTGATCCGGTGCTGGGAATGTACCGGGCGAGCGTTGCCAATAACCAGGACCCGCTGAATGAAGCACGCGTCACCATGCTCATTCCGCAGGTACTCGGAAACGCCGAAAGCGCCTGGGCCTCTCCTGCTTCCCCGACCAACACCGTCCCGCCGGTCGGCCAGACGCTGTGGGTGCAGTTCTCCGGCGGTGACATCACCAAGCCGGTTTACTCCCCACTCGGGATCAAGGACGTCCAGGACCAGGTCGACCACCTCGGCGACGGGAGTACCGACGTACTGCCGCCCAAGGAGCCGACCGCGCTCACCCTCACCACGGTGCAGTACGTCACCAACGAGGGAGCCACCCAGGCCCGCGTGACGGCGAGTTGGACCCCGCCGACGGAGAACCAGGACGGCACGGCGCTCACCGACCTGTCCCACTACCTGCTCCAGACCTCCTACGACAACACCAACTGGAGCGGCGGCTTCGTCACCACCGAGGACCTGGTCCTCCTCGACGGGCTTAATACCGGCGTGACCTTCTACGTGAGGGTCCAGTCCGTCGACACGAGCAACAACCTGTCCCTGTGGGCTAGCGCAGACCTGACCACGGCCTCCGCGTCCACCCCGCCTCCGGTGCCTTCCGCGCCGGGGGTCGTCGGCGTGCTCGGCGGCCTGCGTGTTACCTGGGACGGACTGGACTCCACCGGCACCGCCATGCCCGCGATCTTCTCCCACGTGCAGGTGCAGCGGGACACCGACGTGGCCTTCTCCAACCCGGTCGTCGTCGGCACACTGCCCGGCCCGGACTTCCTGTACGACTCCATCCAGAACTACGCCAGCGCCTACAACTACCGGCTCGTCGCCTACTCCAAGGTCGGCATCGCCTCCGCCCCATCCGGCGCGAACTCCGGCACGGCCAAGCAGGCAGGCACCGGGGACCTGGCTGAGAACTCCGTCACCGCCAACCAGATCGCGGCCGGGACGATCACCGCAGAGTCCGGCATCATCGCCTCCCTCGACGCGACCAAGATGACCACCGGCACGCTCGACGCGAGCCTGGTCAGCGTCACCAACCTCGACGCCGGGTCCATCACGGCCGGAACTCTGACCGTCGAGAAGTTCAGCGCCGGACTTCAGGGTCTGGTCGGCCAGAAGTTCTACGACTTCGGCCAGTCAGCCAGCAAGTGGAAGAACGGCAACAGCGTCGGCACCCTGACCTCCGTGCCCGTCACCGATGCGGCCTCGGGCGGCTTCGTCATGCGTGCCACCGGCTACATCCAGGGCGCCTACCGCCCGGACCTGCTCATACCCTTCGACCCGAACGTCACCTACCGCGTCACCTGCCGCGTCCGCCAGACCGTCGACAACGCCACCCCGGCCACCAACCAGACCTTCTACGCGGGCGTCACCGGCATCGCGGGCGACGGTGTGACCCTGGTCAACATCACGGGCGCCAACACCGTCTCCAGCCAGTTCTACATCGCCGCCACGGCAGTCAAGTTGACCACGGGCGCCGGATGGTCGACGTACACCGGGTACATCAAGGGCACCTCCGCCACCCCTGTCGGCAGCGCCAGCCCGGCCCCGACCAGCCCTGCCGCGCTGCACCCCAGCGTGAAGTACATCAGCCCCTGCCTGTACCTGAACTACAACGCGGGCACTGGAACGGCCGAGGTCGACGTCTTCACCATCGAGGTCGTCGAGACCGGCCAGGTCTCCTCGGCGAACATCAACCTGGGCAACGTCGCAGCCCAGCACATCTCCCTGGGATCGGTCACCGGCAACCTGGTGGCCAACGGCGGCTTCGAGGACACATCCAAGACCGGCTGGACCCTCGCCCAGAGCGACAGCACCCTGGCCACCACCCTCGCGGGTATCGAGGTCGGCGAGGGCGGGTACCCAGCGCGCTCCGGCCAGGGGAAGGCGTCCCTGGGTGTGAAGAACACCGGCACCGCCACGATCACCAGCCTGCCCTTCCCGGTCGTCGCTGCCCAGACGTACATGTTCCGGTACTGGTACTACGGCATCGGGCACCTGCACATCACCTTCGAGACCAGCCCGGACAAGGTCACCTGGACCGACCAGATGGCCAGCGCCAACGACGTCACCTACAACGGCGCGTCCTACGTGGAGGACCAGTACGAGTGCGTCATCCCGACCGGAGCGCTATGGGGACGGGTCTCCTTCCAGCAGTTGAACCCCGGCTCGTACGGGCTCGGCACCACGGCCTTCTCCCACATCTGCGTGGACGACGTCCTCGTCATGCGTGAGGGGTACGGCGCCACCGACATCTCCGCAGGAGGTATCCGGCTGTTCTCCGAGGACGGCACCCTGGCCACCGAACTGACCACGGACAACGCCCACGCCACCTTCGCAGGCGGCGCGGCGTCCATCGACCCCAACGGCGTCGGTACGTTCAACTCACTCTGGACCCCGCAGCGCCCGTCCAACGCGGTCGCGGACGACCCGACCGGACAGATCTGGTACCAGGGACAGGAGTTGTCCCAACTGCTGTGGAACATGCCCTGGGGCTTCGTCACCTACGAGCGCGGCTGGACGAACAAGCCAACCGCGACGACCTACTACACCGCCCAGACGGGCATCATGGAACTCGACTTCACCGCCGTCGAGGGTCGCATGTACCGCATCGTGGCCAGGTCGCAGTACGACCTCAACGGAGGCGGTGCGACCGCAAACGAGTTGGAGAGCGCGATCACCGTGGCGGGCACAGCCCTGACGGTGAACGGGTGCTCCATCATCTCGCCGAACGGCGCCAGCCCGAAGATCACCGACCCCATGATCGCCCGCTCCTTCGACATCTCCTACGACGGCACCGGAACGGACTTCACCGGGTCGGTGGAGGGGATCATCGTCTGCTCTGCCGACGCTGGCACGAACTACGGAGCCACGACGGCCCTGGCGCCGGGTGACCACCGGATCCTGTGGGTCGTGCAGAAGCACGCGGGTAGCGCCACCGGCTGGGGCCTGCGCAACTACAACCCCGCGCAGTCCTCGGACTTCTACGTCGAGGACATCGGCCCGGCCATTCCCGAGGGCGGCGTGTACAACACGGGTGGTGCAGTTGTGACCGCGACCAAGACGTACACCAAGACGTACAACGCCTCGTGGTCCCGCCGGTACGGCAGCGCTGGGTACACCGACGGCACGGTGTACCAGGGCTACTACTCCAGCACCTGGGGCACCCAGAAGTCGCTCATATATTTCGGCACCCAGCCGTACGCCGACATGGGCTCCACGGCGAAGGTGTCCAAGGTCGAGGTCTACCTATTCAACAACCACTGGTATAACAACGGTGGCGGTACCGCACATATCGGAGTCTTCAACGGCACCAGCCAGCCCACGACTTTCTCCGGGGCGGTCGGCGGCCTTAACCAGACGGTCAGTTCATGGCCGGTGGGCGCCGGAAAGTGGGTCACCCTACCGTCCTCCTGGAATTCTGGTTGGAACGGTGGCACCCCGTATCGTGGAATCACGTTGGGTGGAGACCTCGGCTCCAGCACGGATAAGACCTACTACGGCTACTTTGCCGGTGTCGGCGATACCCATCCTCCGCAGTTGCGCATCACATACACCAAGTAAGGACAGTAGATGGCTGACATCACCGTCACGATTCCGGACGAGATCTACAGCGCGGTGGCCACCGCCTACCACGCCACCTGGCCGGACCAGACGGACACCCCGGACGACGTGCTCATTCAGAAGGCGCTCACCTACAGCGTCAAGGACGCGTGGTTCGCCTACACCTCGGGGGGCATCGAGAGTTCTGCCGGGCCGCGATACAGCGCGGCAGCGCAGGAGTACAACGCCGCACAGCAGGCGATCAGCGTCGACATCCAGGCGCAGTTGCAGGCGGCTCAGGCCAACGCCGACGAGGTTTTCCCCGGCTTCTGACGCAGAACCCGTAAGTGCAATCTCGGTAGGCATTCCTGGGAGAATGCAAGCATGCCTACCGAGATTGCATTTCCGTTTCGCCTAGCGTCCGACGGGACAATCGCCGTCGAGACGAGTCCGGACAGGCAGATCGCCCAGCATGTGAATGCGCTCATCGGCACGCAGCCGGGGGAGCGGGTCATGCTCCCGGATTACGGGGTTCCCGTGGCTGATCTGCTGTTCGATCCTGACGCGAGTTTCGTCGCGCAGGAGATCAGTCGTGCCGTGACAACGGCTTTCAATACCTACGAGCCCGGAGTGGTTCTCCAGAAGGCGACCCCCATTCCGGACGCCACTCAGCAGTCCCTCGCGCGTATCGAGGTCGACTACATCCGCCGCGAGGACGGGGCATCCCCTTCCAGCCTGGCTCTCCAGTCCAACACCGCAGTCGTCCGGGTCGGCGGCACCGTAAGCGAGGTCATCAGTGGCTGACGTTCCCGCGATCGACTACACGTCGCGCGACTACGAGGGATTCAAGTCCAGCCTCCTGGACTTCGCCTCGCGTGCCTTCCCCCAGTGGGTGCCCTCCTCCGAGGGCGACTTCGGCGTGCTCCTGGTCGAGCTGTTCTCCTACCTCGGAGACAGCCTTTCCTACTACGGCGACCGGCTCCAGCAGGAGTCCTTCCTGCCCACCGCGACACAGCGGATGTCCCTGCTCCAGATCTCCGACCTGCTCGGCTACAGCCCCTCCAACGGTGTCCCGGCCACCGGCACGGTCACCTTCCAGACGTCCAACCCTGGCCCAGCCGTACTCGTCCCTGCGGGCACCCAGGTCGTCACCGACTACATCGAGTCCATCGACTCACCGATCACGTACGAGACCGACACCGACGTCACCGTGCCCACGAACGGCGGGACTGCGACCGTCTCGGTAACCCAGGGAGTCACCCGCACCCAGGTCAACGTCGGCACCAGCTCGGGCCTGCCCGTGCAGGAGTTCCGGCTGCCCGACGTCCCCGTCATCGGCGGCACCGTACGCGTGTACCTCGACAACGTCGACACCCTCACCGAGTGGACGTACATCGACTACATCGTGGACGCCGACCCCAGCGACCGCGTCTTCAGCACCTACCTGGACGACTCCGGCGCCACATGGATCCGGTTCGGCGACAACATCAACGGCGCCATCCCGACCACCAACCTGACCATCTACGCCACCTACCGCGTGGGCGGCGGAGTGGTCGGCAACGTGAACGCGGGCGTGGTCAACGCCATCGCGGACTCCACGCTGCCCGGCGTGACCCTCTCTCAGGACTCCAGCGGCAACGCGATCTCCTCCGCCATGTCCGGCGGGGCCGATCCGGAGACCAACGACCAGATCAGGGCCAACGCCCCACGGATCTTCCGCACCCAGGACCGCTGTGTCACCCTGGCGGACTTCTCCGACCTCGCGCTGACCACCCCCGGCATCGTCCGGGCCAACTCCCTGGCGTCGACCTACACCTCGATCTCGGTGTTCGTCATCGGCTCCGACGGAGGCACCCCGAGCGCGACCACCCTCCAGAACGTGCAGTCCACCCTCCAGGGCAAAGCGTTGGCGGGCACCACGGTGACCGTCTCCGGTCCGACCACGGTCCAGGTCAACGTGGGCAACGCCTCGACCCCGATCACCGTCGAGTGCTGGCCCCGGTACTCCCGGGCCTCTGTGCTCTACGACGTCCAGCAGGCCCTGAAAACGATGCTCTCCTTCGCGAACGTCGACTTCGGCATGCGGCTGACCCTCTCCGACTTCTACAAGACGATCTTGGCCGTTGACGGTGTCCGCTACGTCGACATCCCCATGATCGCCCGCGCCGATGCAGCACAGACCGGGACCGCCGACATCGTCATGCGCGCCTGGGAAATCCCAACGGCCGGAAACATCGCCAACATCACCATGACCGGAGGTATCGGCTGATGGCCGCCGTCTACCCGAAGCAGTACAAGTCCTTCACCGTGCACAAGAACCTGGTGGAGGACATCGACGCGTCGCATGTCAACAACCTCCAGGACGAAGTGCTGGCCCTTCAGCAGACCCTGGGCATCATGCCGCACCAGGACACCGGGCTGAAGATGGTGACCAACACCTACGCCTCAGTGGCGGCCCGGCTCGACGCAATCCAGCGCGGCAAGGGCATACCCGCCTGCTACCTGGCCAAGTCGTCCGACTCCGTCTACGACGCCAAGACCAAGGTGATCTCCTTCGCCAAGCCCTCGGCGGCTCAGGATCCCGAGGGGCTGTTCAACGGACACTCGATCACTGCCAACCGCACCGGCTGGTGGATCGTCTTCGGCCGCGTGCTCTGGTACAACGCCAAGGGCTCCCTGGGGACCGGCGCCGACCGACAGATCAGCCTCGCCGTCGGTGGCTCGCAGGTCATGACGCAGGACATGACTCCCGTCACCGACGGCAACACGCACATGCACATCGGCTGGCAGGGCTGGGTGAGCGCGGGCAAGGCGATCGACCTTGAGGTCTACCACCCGCTGTCGAAGAAGACCCTCTCGCTCCAGAGCCTGCAACTGAGCGCGGTCATGATCCGGGAGCAGTGACATGGGCACCTACGGCGTCTCCATCTACGGGCTGGCGAAGTACGGGACGGACATCCATCCCGACTTCGACGTCAGCCCGTTCACAGCCACGCCCGTGGACTATTCCACCGTCCTCCTGGACTGGAAGGCCCCGGCCGGTACGTGGGACTCCCTGCGGCTGATCCGCAACCGGTACGGCTGGGCGGTCAACGAGAACGACGGTGAGATTCTGCTCGACCAGAGCCACACGGCCACCGCGTTCTCCGACAAGGGCGTGGTCGGCGGACACTGGCTGTACTACACGATCTTCATCTCGGTGTCCGGCCTGTGGTCCCGCGCGGGCACCGTCTCCTGCCTGATGCCGAAGAACAACGGCTACACCGAACTGCTCTACGGGCTGATTCCCGACCACTACAAGGTCGACGTCCAGGCGGGCAACAACCTCACCGACGACTCCAACACGATCAACCAGTACCTGAGCCCCTTCCTGTCGATCTTCGGGTTCGGGTTCGACATGGTGAAGAGCTACTACGACTCCAACCGGTACACCAACGACGCGATGCGCACGCGCTTCGACAACATCGCCCAGTTGGCCAACCAGTTCGGGATCCAGTACGAGGCGTCGGCGCCCGCCTACCTCTTCCGGCAGCGGGTGCGTGACGCAGCCACCCTCGGCCGACAGAAGGGCACCCTGGAGCAGATCCGCTCGATCATCTCCGAGACCACCGGCTACGACGCGGACCTGAGCATCGGCGACAACCTCATGCTCTCCGACGACCAGGCCGACTTCGACCACCCCTCGTTCCCGCAGTGGGATTCCGGTGTGAACTACGCCTCCGGGGAGAAGGTGGAGTTCGGCTCGTACCTGTACCAGGCGGGCTCCTCCGGCGCGTACGGACAGGCCCAGTCCCCCACGGGCACCAACGCCTCCAACGCGTACTGGACCGTCATCTCCTACGGCACCGACTCCACCCTGGTCGACGCCAACGGGCACGTCGCAGGCTGGGAGGAGATCTCCTTCACCGCAGGTGTCACCCCGGGCTCGGGTGGCGTCCTGGTCGGCATCGGTGTGCAGAACCCGACCAACCCAGACGACAAGGCGGGCAACGCGTTGTGGGTGCGCAACACCAACTCCGGCGGCTCAGTCGCCACGATGGGTGTGCGCTCGGTCGGCCGACTGGCCGGACAGTCGTCGATGGATCCGCAACAGCCGGTCCTGCTCGGCGTCCCCGTGCCGTACACGTGGCAGGCGTGGGACGACGACATCGACTACCGGCCCGGCGACATGGTCTTGTACCACGGACGGGTCTACCAGGCGCTCACCGCGTCCTTGAACGTCACCCCGCCGGACACCCCGACGGCGAACGCACAGTGGACCCCGCTGGGCTACGACGACCGCGTGCAGATGTGCCTGTCCGGCTACGCGCAGGCGTACTCCGGCGAGCAGGTCAACGTCTACCCGTTCGTCGAGTACTACGACTCCCACGGCTCACTGATCACTGCGCTGTACTCGGACGCCATCCCCGCCTACACCGTGCTCGACTCCTTCAGCCAGGGATGGAACGACTGGACCACGCGCACCAGCGACCTGGGCGCCGCCTCCTGGACCGAAACGCTGGGCCAGTGGACCTCCGGCGGGTACTCGGGGGGATCGGCCTACCCGGTCGGCACCACGGCGTCCATCGCCACCATCCCCGGCCACGCCGACGGCACGGTGGCAGGCACGTTCCTGACCAACCCCGGAAACATCCTGAAGCAGGGAGTCGTCTTCCGGCTCCAGGACTCCAGCAACTACTGGCGGGCCGGGCGCACAGCCCTGCACCTGATCCAGGCAGGCGCGGTCACCGGGACGTTCAACTACTCGACCGCCTTCTCTGACGGCGACCGGATCACGGCCGCCTTCTCCGGCAGCAACATCACGATCTATCGAAACGGAACCCAGGTGCTCACCATCACCAACTCGGCGCTCAGCACCGCCACCAAGGTCGGAATGGCGGTCACCTGATGGCCAACATGCTGCACATCGAGAACGACGACGACTTCGCGCCGGTCATCGCCATATCCGGCACACTCGTCATCCGAAGCTACCGGGTGGCCTCGCCGGGCGTTACCGGCACCGTGGAGTTCGGCGGATCCGTCGGCATCAAGATCCCCCGTCCGCAGCCGGTCGCACCCGAGGCGGGCCAGGTCTCCTTCCAGGGCCACCTCTCGGCCGGGGTCAAGGCTCCCGCTGCTGCGTTCAAGGACTTCTCTCACTACCCCTACGCGGGTGTCGACCCGGCCAAGGCGTGGATCGGCGTCAACTCCGGCACCCTGAAGTCGGCCGTCGCCGGGTCCTACAGCCGCGCCTACACGGCGTTCACCGGCCCTGTGGACTACCCGGTCTCCGGTGGTGGCTACGCCTGGAAGCGCGCCGCGTACGCCTCGGTCGGGTTCAAGTTCGCGAGCATGTCGGCGAACAAGCACCAGATCCTCGACGCCGTCCAGTTCGAGGCGTTGCCGGTGGGGTCGACCGGACCGAGCGCCTACCAGAACGCCCGAGAGATCCAGTCCATCATCAAGCCGACCCGGCTGAACTACGCCTCCAACCCGAACTTCGAGTCCGGCCTGACTGGGTACAGCTCGACCGGACAGGCCACCCAGGCGCTGGACGCTTTCTGCTGGCAGGGCACCCAGGCGCTCAAGGTCACGGTGCCCACTACAGCCACGCAGGACAGCGGCCTGGCCTTCCAGGTGACCGGCATGATCCCCGGGCGCACCTACACCATGAGCGCCCGTGTGGCCATCGCCCAGGGCTGCGGGAACATCACTCCGTGGTCCGGAACCGGCTCGGTGCAGGTGGACGCGGAGAACTGGGAACAGTCGGTAGACCGTATGGACCCTGCCAACAAGCGCTGGCGCACGGTGTACGTCACCTTCACCACACCCGCGTCATCGCTGTACGTGGGCATGAACGTCCTGCACGGCACCATCTCCCCGGACACGGCGAGCATCTTCTGGGCTGACGGCGTCCTGGTCGAGGAAGGCACGTCCGTCCGCGACTACTTCGACGGCTCGATGGGCTCGGACTACCTGTGGGAGCAAGGCGGCAGCCCCAACCTGGCCCGCTCGTACTTCTACGAGAACTACATCGAGCGCAGTTACCTGATCCGAACGCTGCTCGAAGAGAATGTTCCTCTGGGAATCACAGCGGCCGTACCGCAGTACGCCGTACTGCCGACCCAGTAACCACAACCCGTAAGGATCCCCATGCTTACCAACTACGCCGACGCGGCATCCCTCGTCGTCGGCTTGATCCTGCCCGCCATCGTCGCAGTGTTCACCCGGCCGTCGACCAACTCCACCGTCAAGGGACTTGCGCACGCCGTCCTGGCCGTCGCCACCGGATCCCTGGCCGTCCACAAGGCCGACCCGTCGAACTTCGTGTGGGCGCCCGCCGTGATCGCCGCGTTCCTGGCCTGGCTGTCGGGCACCACGCTCTACCACTCCCTGCTCAAGAAGTACTCGTGGTTCTCCGCGCTCCAGAACCTGTTCGTGTCCGAGGTCGAGAGCCGCCTTAATACCCACGGCGGCGACGTCGAGAGGTACTTCGAGGTGGCCCAGGCGGCCGAGGAGTCCGAGGACGCAGCGGGCATCACCAACGACTTCCCCTTGAGCACCGACACCGTGGAGTCCGGCGTGGAGGAGGTCGTCGAGGCGGCCGAGAAGATCCCCGTCGTCGGCACGCTCGTCGAGCACGTCGAACCCGTCGCGGTCCCGGCCATCGTCACGGCCGTGGAGACGGTAGCGGCTCCGGTCGTCGAGAACTCCGCCCCCGTCGCCCTCACCCCGCAGCCCAGCGGTCTGGGACCGAGGGCGATCTGACCATGGACTGGTTCCGGCTGCTGCTGATCGCCTTCGCCACCTTCACCGCGTGGGAGTGGCTGCGCGACGTTCTGCCCTTCGACCTACCGGCGGCCCTTCAGCCTCCCGTGGTCGTGGGCCTGGCCTACGAGGCACAGCGTCTGCCCGGCCCGTGGCTGGCCGCTGTAGCGGCTGCCGGAGTCGTGGCGGTGCTCCACGTACAGGTGAGGGGTGGCGGGTCCGGGACGACCTCCCTGCGCCTGCCCCGCAGGCATCCCGCCACCGGGCGAAGAGTCCCCGACCTTCCCTGATTGTCAAGCGCAAGCAAAACCCTGCTAGACAAGCGGGGTTTTCTTGCTTTTAGAAGCCGTAATGGCTAAGGTCTTCCTTGTCGCCGAACACGGCGACCACCACACCAACACTGGAGCAGACTTGAGCAGCCTCAAGCCCATCACCCTGGCCTTCGCTGGTTCCGCCGACGCCGACCTGGACAACGTCAAGGCCCTGCTGAACGACTTCGTCGGCCTGGGTGAGGAGGACGCCGACGGCTTCCCGGAGCCGTCCGACCGCGAGATCACGCTCATCCTCCCGATCACCAAGAAGCACCTGTCCGACGGCCTGGAGGCCGTACTCGACTGGTCCGAGTACGCGGACATCCCGTTCGTCGCGGTGACCGACGGCGAGAAGAGCCGGGCGCTCGACAAGATCCTCAAGGACGCCGAAGAGGTCGTCCGCACGGCCAACGTCACCGCCGAGATCGTCAGCCTGCTGAAGAACGCCGAGACCCAGGGCGACGCCCACGTCATCCTGCTGTGGGGCGACGAAGGCAGCGAGGAAGCCGAACTCCTCCTGGACGCCGCCGATCAGGCGGGCATCAAGGCCAAGGACCTCACCGCCGGTCTCGACGACATCTCCTTCGGCGAGCAGCCGCAGGCCGAGGAGCCGCAGCCGGAGCACGAGCCGGAGCCCGAGGAGGAGTCGGAGCCGGAAGCCCCCAAGCGCGGTCGCCGTCGCAGCCGTCGTGCCGAGCCGGAAGAGGTCGAGCCGGAGGAGGAGCCGCTGACCGACGAAGCGCCGGAGGAGCCCAAGGAAGAGCCCACCCCCAAGCGCAGCCGTCGCAGCCGTCGCCCCGAGCCGGAGCCCGAGGCGGACCCGGTCGAGCAGAAGGATGCTGAGGACCTGGAGCAGGAGGTCAACCGGGCCGCGCAGAAGGCCCAGCGCGAGTCCGCACCGGTCGCCGACACGGAGATCGACCTGCTGCTCGTTCGCGCCGCTTTGGAGGGTGCCTACAAGGCAT